TTAACTCCAAGGACTTCTTTTGTTTGTATAGGTCCTCGATCATGATTAACCTCCTCATAGGTTATCCATTTACCTTTTTTATTGGTAAATCCATCAGATTCAAATATTACCTCATTTTTTCCCAATTTGTCAAGGATAGAGTTTTCAATACTTTGAGGAGTATCTTCTGCCTTAATTTTAAAATCAGCATAATACCCATGGTATCGAATTTGAATTCTAAAGTTTTTCATAAGTCTAATTTCTTACTTTATTGTCGAAATGAGGCCGTTTTGAGGCGGCCTCATCTCTAATTTATTGATTAAGCACCTTCTACGCCAAAGATACCTCTAGGGTCGGATACTCCAAATGAGTATCTTTCTCTAGCTTTGTATCTAACGTTTCCAGTATCGAAATCGCCTTCCATTGCTGTATTCAATGGAGTTCTAACAAACATTTTCATGCCGTTAGGAACGTCAGTAATAATGTACCAAGAGTCAGCGTCAGTTAGGTAATTGTTCACTCTGTATCCTTGAGGAATCATACCCATTGAGTTAACTGCATTGATATCATTGTCAGCTGTTCCAGTTCTACCTTGAGATTTCATCAATCTCTCTGCATTAAATTGGTTTTCAGGTGGAACAATCATCTTAACGCCTTTTGCTGCAATTAAAAGTCCACGTTCATCAGTCATTTCTCCAATGTCGATTAGAGCTTGTTCTAATGAAGTTTCATTTATATCAGCTTGCGTTGCTAATGTGTTCGCAAATGTACCAGCTAATGTAGTGTGCGACGTGTTAAACAAAGAAACACCATCACCAGAATCAAAAGTATCCGTTGAAGGAAGTCCGTTGATTAAAGGTGAAGCTGCTTTCACTTGTTTAGCGTTCGCCATGGATCTCGCTAAAGCTTTTGTGTATCTAGAAGCAAGTCTGTCGTAGAGGTTATCTTCGATAGCTTCTTCAGTGATAGCAAATGCTAGAGCTACTGTCTCATGAGTGTAACGAGCTGTGAAGGTTTCTTGTGCATCATCAAATGCAATGCCTTGACCTTCGCCCTTTACTTGTGCGTTTCCGAATCCTGATAACATAACTTCCTCTTCGAAAGCTCTGTCAGAAGATTCTACGTTGTAGATTTCAGCGTGTTGGTTTTCGTATCGCTTGTATTCCAGTCCAAATAATGCATTCAAACCTGGTTCAAGCTCTTTAACTAACTGCGCTCGTGATATTGCCATGTTCTATTCTCCTTATGCTGCATCATCTCTTAGGAATTGATTAGCGCTTGTATTAAAAGCCACTACTACATCACAGCCTGCTGCGGTTACATCTTCTTGATTCGGAACTTCTCCGGATCTTACGATTTTCCACATTCGACCATTGTCTGTAGTGCCTTGATAATCAAGAGTAGCCTGTGATTGGCCTTCATAGCCAGAACCACCGTTATTTTGGTTCATATATTTAACCAAATAAGCGGCTTGTGCTGCGTCTACGCTTGCGCCTAAAGCAGCATCCATTCTTACCATGTACTCTTGGAACGGATAATCATTAACGAATACTACACCATCGCTGTTACCTGTATTTGGGTTAGTTGCGAATGTCTGACTCGCTGCTACAGAATTTGCCCATGTAGGTTTTTTACTAGTTCCATCAACGTAAAATACGCCGTTAGAAATTCCTACACAAACTTCTGGAGTAGTTGTGTCAGCATTCCAAGAAGCTCCGCCTGTACCAGTATCGTCCATAGTAGCGGGAGCTATACTTTGCATATAGCCATCGTCACCAGATCCGTCTTGTGGTCCAATTGGTTCATTCTTAAGAATTCGCACGCCCAAACCTGACTTGATAGCGTATTTAGATTGCCCTTGAGTTGCCGGTGTATTACCAAGAACTTCAATTGCTCTAAAGCCGTATCCAGTTGTGCTTGTATTAGCCATAGTTTGTCGTCTCCTAAATGTTCATAGTTTTACCTATGAACGGTT